GCCTAATAATAGCGTTGTCATATTCAGTGTAAACATTGTTATCTAAAGAACCTATACGACCGTCCTGAGAATCACCCACTAAGGTTAAGCCATAAGCAGAGGTAACTGAGTTAATACGGGAACGAATAGTATCGCCGTTTACATTTGACTTTCTTTCATGCCATCTGCCGCTAATAACATCAAACACCAAGGTGGTAGACGGAATAGAAAAGCCTACAAAATATGCACCTTTTTTAGCGTAAGACCAAGCAAAAGCATTGGTTATTTCTTCATTAGTAGCTGTAGCTAAAATAGAATCAATAGCAGTTGTTGACACTTTAATATAATTATTACCTTCAAACGCCCATATTGCTGGAGCTTCATTTTCTCCGCCGCCAATAAACATAAAAGTATCGTTAGCGCCAACCACTGAGAATGGAGCTTTTATACCTTTGCTTAAAAACAAACCAGAACGCTGGAATGGAAAATCAGCACCGCCAATGTTTTGAAAGGCTTCTGTTGTTTCGCTACCGCCAATAAATAACTGATTGTTAAATACTATTGGAGCAACAATATCATCTGGATCGGCTTCTGCTGTTCCAAAGTCTAAAGCGTTATAAGACAAGCCATTGTTTAATGCAGACACAATAAACTTTTTAGTGTTAGTCGTAATAGCAAAGTAACCATCTATAAACACAACCTGTTGAGGCGCGCCATTAGCCGTAAAATCTGTATCTGTAATTTCAGTTAAGACAGGTGGATTGTCAGTCAAAATATAACCGCTGCCACTAGGTATCAATATCATTAGCTGTGTACCGTTATCAGCTAAAGACACTCGGCCTGAACCGCTTATCTCTCCTAAATTACTAAGTGTATTGTCTGCGTTTAAGCGGTATAAGGCATCACCATTAATAAAGTAAGGTATGCCATCCATTGTATGACTGCCCCTGTTCTGCTCTAACACTGTGCCGCTAGTAGCAAGCTGTGTTGTTCCTGCGGTTCCGAACAAAGTTTCGGTGGATAAAGCTGGAACCGTCACCACGTTAGGATACCAGTTTGTACATTCTTGGGCTGATATCGGCAAACTGTCGCTAAGATAAAATCCGTTGGCAATAGGTAATATTGCAGCAGTCATTAACTAGCCCTCAAGATGGCACTTGATACAAGCAGGTTAACCGTGGAATCTACATTACTAACATAGAGTTCAACATAGTCTGTTGCTACAAGAGCTTGAGCATACGATAACGTCATGCTAGTTTTTTTACCGCTTGTTGCACTGCCTGTTACTTTAGAAGTTGCTACAACAGTACCGTTGAGAGCTAGCTGGACAAATAGGTTGACAGTAGAGCCGGAGACAGGCTCAACAGACACTTGACCTGCAATGGTTGCGGTAATGCCTTTGGAGCCGTTGTACGTGATTCTACCGCCTGTGGTAGCTGTCATTTGTGAAGAGGCACCTGCTACCCATACACCAGCAATCAATACAGGTGTTCCGGCTGTCGCAATAACTGTTGCAGCAGAGTTGCCTTGTAGTGTTGCTAGGCTTGAAGTTCTAGTATCAGCAATGGTGTTTCCACCTGTAAACTCCCACGATTTATCTGTAGGTAAAACATTACTTAAAGCAGCACTAGCTGCCCCGCCAAGTAAAAAAGGTGACTTAACACTACCTAATTGACCTGTCGCTATATTAGCGCTTGATGCAGCACCTTTAACAAAAAATGAGTTAGAGGCTAATGTTGAAACAATACTGTCAGAAAGAAAAGATTTAAAGGAAGCAGTACCAAGATTGTAGACCGCGCCTGCTGTCATATTAACCGTTGAATAAGTATGAGCCAATCTATCAAACGCACCTACAAACTCCATACCATCTGCCGCTGTAATTAAGCTGCTAAAGTTTTGTAATAAATAAGTGCTGGCAGTTGATGTAAATAATCCAATCTTATTACAAGTGGCAATAGTCACGCTGTTAAGGTTAAATGTCTTGGCTGATGTATCTGTTATTTTAAATGCTCTTGCATTGACACAACTTAAGGTTAAGTTTTTCACTGTGCATGTCTTGTCTGCGGAAGTTATCATGTCGCTTGTGCCGCTGTAAGTCAGGCTGGTTAGCCCTTGATCTAAACCCGCTAAAATACAGTTGTCACCCATTACTATTCTGTTAGCAGCAATATTGATATCTTGAATTAATTGATATTCTGTATTAGCTAGTAAAGTAATAGCACCTGCAACAGCAGAAGGTAAGTCAGCTAATACGCTAACAATAACAATATCACTTGCTTTAGCTACGCCAGTTGTAGCAATAGTAATTGCATTACTAGAAGCTGTAACCGATATCCCACTACCCGCCACAATAGATGCAATAGCAGGGCTTGCGTTAGTTGGATTAATTAAAACAGGTGAGCCAGTGGTGTCTTGTGTAAAGTTATGCTTAATAGTAATACCGTTTTCTGATGAAACAGCAGTATAAATACCAGCGCCAGCTTCTAAGTTTCTAATATTGTTAACAGTGTTTTGCTTGTCTAAAACAGGCGTACCACTTACAGCACCTTCTTGTACGATAGTGCCAGTAACACCTAGTCCCGATACAAAGTTTGTGTAAGGTATTTTATAGTTAACACCATTAACAAAGTAATCCATACTTGCATTAGTAAGTACCGTTGTTTGTGCGGGGAATAGACTTTTTTTACGCCCGTTTGCTCTGTTAGACATTCATATCACCTATGTAGTTTTGTTCGTATTTTGCTCTAAGCCAATAGCGCCTGTTGTTTCCGCTAGTATTTCAGCCTCTCTATTAGGGTAGAAACCAGTAGTTAATCCCTCATCGTCATTTTCATTTCCTGATCCAATAGATAAAGTAGAGGGCATAAAAGACGTTGGTATACGTTGTCCTATCTTCCGCATTACCTTCATACCTTCTGTTGCGGAAGATATTAAAGCTGGCGTGACTGTTCCGTTATAGTCTGGAGAAACCTCTATGGACATATTGGCTATTAAACCACGTAACGCACCTGTGGGAATAGTTACCTCATCACCAAGGTTAGCAACCTCAGTATAACCAAGTGTAACTCCATCGGCATCTAGAGACAGCATAAAATTATTCATTGCAAAAATAAAGTCCTGATACTCGTCTGGCTCTAATTCAGACTCGCTTGCTTGCACCAATATACGTTGCAAAGATGCTTTAGCTACTTGCGCTACTGTTGCCATGAAAATGTTTCCTTTACCATTGAGTTCTAGCTTTCTTTTTAGATGCGTTACTAAGCTCGCCATAATGAAGCAAAGGCTTGGAAGTCTTTCCCATTTTAGCGCCTGTCATTACAGTACCGTCAGTATGTTTGTGTGTTTTGCCAGAGAACAACTTACCGCCTTTGTCGTAATGATTTACATTTTTCATTATGTATTTTTCCAGCCGATTGATAGTGCGTGTTCTACGCTATCAGGGTTTACTTCTAATTCTGCACCGCTTGGTTTAGACATTACAAACAAACCGTTAGTATTTGGTAGGTCTTTTTTTTTTACTTTTGCTTTGGGTTTAGTTTTTGCTTTCATTAATTCCATGATACTTTTTCCTTATAGTAAAAAAAGGGGCAGCCGAAGCCGCCCCAATCTATTTATCTACCGAAACCTTGACCAGCAAAGAACGGGTTCATCACACCATAAGCAGGACGGAAATCAATACGTACCTTTTGCTCATTAGCTAAGAATGAAGCACCACGGCTAATACGGAATTGCAAACCATCTTCTGTGGTTGCAACAGTATCAGTGCTGTAAAGTTTCTTCATAGGTACTGAACCTACTGAGAACGCTTGCTTGTTCCAGAACATATTCGGCTGGATAACTTTAGAAGCTGCCCCACCTAGTGTTACTACATCACCAATCGCCAATGCAGAATCAACAGTGTTATAAGCACCTGTTGCTTCAAAAATAGCGGGTCCTGTAATTATTAAAGTACCAACACCAGAACCGTTTAGCGTGGTTGCTGCTGTTACTGTTCCTGAGAACAAAATAGTAGCACCTGTTTCATCAAGAATAACCTTACGTGTTGAAAGGTTCAAACGGTTACGACCTGTAACAGTTAGAGTTTCACCAGCAGCAACAAGTAAGTTTGCTTGGAAACCAGTGACTTGAATTGATTGCGTCATTGTGTCTCTAGCAGCAGAGTACGTTGGTGTTGGAGCGTTACTAACAATTGCGCCTACACGGTCAGAACCAGAACCAGTTGTGTAAGTTGACAATGTTGTAGCCGACATAACTTTCATACCAGCAAAGTTTTCAGCAATAGTAGCTCTTGAGTTTGCAGAAGCTACTTCAGGATTAACACCTAAAGAACGCTGCTCAGAAGCTAATGCACGTTGTGTGTACGGATTAACCGCATAGCACCAGCCGCCATCTTGAGGTACACCAGTAGAGGCAAGTAA